TGTATACCAGGGGTATCTTCATCTTGCCCCTTTCGTGTAAACGACCATCCAAAAATTTCGTTAAAAGTGCTTGACATTATCTATAGCTTTCTTGAGTTTTGTATAATATATTTATAATAAGAAAAACTCTGCAACACAATATGAAGCAGAGTTTTATAGGTTGGTTCTCATTTTTATTATATTGTTTTATGTGGTAGTGTTTGCGCCCCAATGAGAATATGCAAACGTAACAGAGAAACTAGAAAGTTGATCGTTGTTTGAATAACTAAGATCAATTGGTGAAAGGTTTGTTGGGAACGCATTGTAGAACTTGTAATTCTTAAGAACGTTGTCAGAGTTCAAGTCAAGTTGTGCAACATCAAGTGTGGCCATAAGAGCACGCGTATCAAGTGTTGCTTGTGTATTGCCTTCATGCGCATTCAAAGCGTTTAACCATTTTTCAAATGCGTTACGGTGAGAAAATGTAGTATCGTTAGTAACAGAAATTGTCCAGTCTGGAAACTGTCTTGTCCCAGGAAGGGGAATTGTTCTACCCATATAAGGCACATCAATTCTTCCAATTGTAGATTCTGGAATAGATGCTGCTGTAACAACTATCTCGTCTTGGACGTTTGGTGAACCCACTAGACCAGGGTATGTTAGAATAACACGGAAGCGGTTAGGTCTAGTACCACCTCTAAACTGTCCCATAAATTTTGTAATATTAGCCATATTGCTCTCGATCTTCCTTGTACATGTAGAATTATATTATATTTATATTTATCAAAAAAGTTGTTGACACTAGTTAGCATTCTTTATATAATTAATATAATAAAACAAACTAATGAGGATTATATTATGAAACATCAAACATCAGCAAAAGAAATTCTAGAATTTTTTGATCACAACGTGTGTATGTTAGCACTAGATTCTAAGAACCAAAAAAGTATTAAAGTGAAATTGTACTTAGAGAGTAACCCACTCTAACAGGCATTCTACGTTCAGATACAACTGAAGAAGCTGTTGCTCATTATAATGCTAACTAGAGAATTTTAATGTCCCTAGTTAGCATTTATAGATTATTATGCTTGTGAAGAGTTAATAATCACTTCGTCAAAATCAACGCCGGTTCTAACAGCAACAAACGATAGTCTGATTGTCTGAATAGATCTGGTTGGTTTGATGTAGATTGCAGCAACAAACTCACCGCGGTCAATAACATCACCAGGATTGTTTGATTCGTCACAAACTACTCTGAAGTCTGTAATACCTTCACGTCCTTGTACTTCTCTAAGGAAAGGTTCAACCATGTTAACAAAACGTGTACGTGTTTGTGTGTTATTCTGGTCAAACAAGTAATATTTGGAAGCGGTTGCTATAGCTTTCTCAAGTGTAATGAACAATCGTCTAACGTTGATATGAGCGAATGCGCTTGGTCTTGACAGCAACGTTTTATCGCCAAACAACAAAGCACCTTCTACTGGGAAAGCCGTACAAGGGTTAATACCAGCTTTATACAAATCATCACGAACCTGTTTGTTTTGATCCATTGACAATTTGATAGAGTTTTTAATTCTACCCTTTTCATAACCAGCTGGTGAATACCAAGAAGCATAGTTTGCGTCAGTTCTAGCAATAACACCAGCAATATCACCGTTTAGAGGAATCCATCTGTATGCGTCGTTATATCTGTCGTATGTATATTTGTACGCAGAATCCATAACAGCATATGAAGATGATCCGTATGTATCTCTAGTAACTTTAATGTTGTTCAGAATCGTTTGGTCTGAGTATATACCAACACAATCGCTTTGAAGTGGCGAAACAAGAGCAACACAGTCTTTACGATATTCTGCAACGTTATCAATGATCCATTTTGAAGCAATAACACCAGCACCAGACGCAAACACAAGAGAAACGTCAGTTACTTCGGAATTTTGTAAAAGAGCAAAACCTCTTGTTCTATCACCTTCAGATATAACGCTACCATCATTACCAGCAATTAGAGCAACGCCATCGTTTGAACCAGACATCAGCGTTTCGTTTGCAACATACAGATATTTTGAACCATTTGAAATCTTATCTTTAAAGTAAGCTGTAGTACCATCAAACGATTTTGTACCAGCAACAGTTGAAACAAATGCCCATCTTTCTAGAACAGTACCAGCATTACCAGTTATAACACCATCAGCATCATAAACTACAATGTGCATTTCGTCTGTAAGTGGAGCAGATTCAAACAAGTCACTCCATGGCCAGTTTTGTACACCGTTTGAATCAACGTCTGCCCAACCAGTCGCGTTTACCCACGCAACACCAATAGAGTTACCAAGCACACCAGGGTATTTAGCATAAAACAAATTAATATCAGACCCGAAAGACATTGCTGAATATTCTTGTAGATTTTTAATCAGTTCGGACGTATTGTTTGAGTCTGACGGGTATGCCGCGTTTAAAGCGGTTGCGTCGTCTACAACTCTAATAAGTCTTAAATCTCTTGCGTATGATAGGAAAGACGATGCTGTTAGAAAGTCTTTATAGACTGTTCTAGATGGTCTACCGAATAGTTCTACCAATATTTCTTCGTTACTAACAATAGTAATTTCCTCAACTGGACCCCATTTGAACTGACCGACAGTAGAGGCAGTTGATGTAGATACGGCAGGAATAACATTTGTTAAATCAATTTCCTGCACAATTACCGCAGGTGAAAGGCTGAATGTCATTATATGCTCCTTAAATGTATATGAATAATTCTATTTAATATTTATTAAAATTACAAAAGATGTACTTCGTCTGGGTTGCCTTGTACTATTAATTCACTATGATCAATCTCTTCGTCTCTTGCACCGTCAACATAGAAGCCAACCGGCGTCATATAATCCTCAACCCATTGTTCTTTTGCTTTCATTAGCTGAGATCGTAAGTCAACGTCAAACAAATTCTTAAAGTCTAGCGTTGTTGAATACCAAGCAAACAGAACAAGACACATAACCAAGTCGTCATGATACCCTTTATCTGCCTCAAAACTAGATTTCTTCTGGACGAAGTTAGTTATCTGTAAAATAATATCAACGTCGTTAATTAATAATTTCTGGTTTTCAACGAGTTCTTTCAGCGTGGCACAGCCTTTGGCTTTAACAGATTTAGTTGTTCTAATACCAGATTTTGGCTGTTTACTAAACATGTCAAACAGTATTATGTTTTCATATTCTAGATCTTGCCAAAGAATTGTAGAAACTTGTTCACCGTTATCGTTTATTTCTATTAGAACGTCTGCCATGTTATAAGACGTTGCTACATTATATAAAACCATTGGTAGCGCAGTTGGTGATATTTTATTATCTTTAAATCTGGCAGCAATTGTTATTGGATAATTTGTAATGTTAAACACAACAAAGGCAGAATCGTCGTTGCCAGTTCCCCTTGAAGGATCACAAACAATCATATACTTATTGTCTTTTACTGGGGTTTCGTAAACTGAAAGTGAATCGTTGAACTTAACTGGTTGCGATGCGGACAATCTTCGTATAGAATCTGCAGATATTAAGGCATTGCTTGAGCCTAAAAAATCCACCAAAACCTCTTGCGCAAACAGTTGATCTCCAAGGATCTTCAGTTCGTTGTCAGCCCATGCCTGATCGCGACCAGGAACCTCAGCCCAGTGTATAGTAAACGTTTTAAAGTTCATCTTACCCTGTTCAGAATCGTTCCATATTTTATAAAAGAAATTAAACCCTTTAGGGGTTGATGTAATAATAAACTTGGCTTTGGATCCTGGCTGGGAAACTGTTGGGTATACTGATGTAAAGAATTCTGGTGCAATTGTATCTGCAACGTGGGCCGCTTCATCCCACAACAATATTCCTGTAACAGTTTCGCCACGAATACCAGAAGCAGCGGTTGCAGCCGTAAACAGTTTGGAATTGTTTTCAAATTCGATGAATGTTTTATTCCACGAAACAACGCCTTGCTGTAAAAAGAATGGTAATTGTTCGTATGAGAATTTAACCTGCGCAAGAATCTTTTTAGCGACATCGGCCTTGTTTGCTAGAATATAAGAAACACGGTTTGGTTCAAATATCAAGAACCAATTGAATAACATCACAACTGTTAAAGTTTTACCAGATTGGCGTGGTTGCTTTGTGATAGACAATTTGTTGTTTAGATAACTTTTTATAATCTTTTTTTGATATTCGTATAGCTCTGGTATTATTACTTTACCGGTTACGTCTATAATCTTAACATAATTTTCAATGAAATAAATTGGATCTTTTTTACATTTAATGAATTCTTCAACTTCTTCTTTTGTCCATGGATAGTCAACGCCTGGAGCTTTAAGCTTTGGATTTCTTGAGAAGTATTCTAGTCCGTGGGGATTATTCGGCGTCTTTATCATTTTTAACTTCTATAACGTCAGAACCAGATTGTATTTCTTCAAGGAATTTTGAAAGCTCTGATGTTGATCCTAAGTATATACTGTTATTTATTTGATTTAAAGCGTGTGGTTCTTGTCTATTACCAGAAGAAGAACTGTTTGGTGATGTTTTGATTGCTTTACGTGTTCGTGAAAGTTCGACCAAATCTTTTGTTATTTTCGCAACGCTTCTTAACATCCCAGCGTACGTATCAACAGCTTTTGGTTCTCCTGTTTCGTCGGCAATAGACCTAGCATGTTCTAGAACATCAGCAGAATCTTCCAACAGTTGTATTAATTTGTCGCGGGCGTATTTAAAGTCTGAATCGGCTACTTCTATATCTTCAACCGAAAGAACGTCAGTCGATTGCTGTTGTTGTACCGTTAAATCTGTGCTATCGTGGCTAAACAAACTAATCTGTGGTGTGTTGTTATCGTCTTCATCGTTATTGTTCATATTATATATTTACTCTCCATTGGAGTCTAATTCTACATGTTCTGTTATTGTGTCCCAGTTGGAATCAAATGCCGCTAATATTGGCTCGACTTTTATTAACATCTTAGATTGCTTCTCTGCCATTTCAGCGTCTTTGTAGAAGTTTAAGAATATTTTCTTAATAATAGCCTGATCGTAAATTGGTGGGTATAGATATCCCTTAACAGAAAATCTAAGTGTAAACTCTGTTATCTTTTCCTCTTCAAACGAACCTAGATAATCATCAGTAAAATCAACGTTTTCTAAAATAACTGGAACGTCTCTTATAAGGTTTAGTTCTGGAATATCTTTAATAGGTAAATTAAACGATGGTTGAAATAGTGGTATAATTTGTTCTACTATCTGAAGTGCATCATCAATGTTCTTGGCGCCTACAAACAAAGAAAACGACAGGTTGTATGGAACTGGTGAAAGCGTTTGCAAAAACTTACCTGGGTCTGTTGTGTCGTGGGTTGAAAGAAACCCGGACGTTGTTGGAAGTTTTCTAGAAGGATCGTATGATATTCCTTCCAATTTAAACGCAAGCCTTGGGAACGACATTCTTGTCTTTACAGCAGTTTGCGCTGGTATGTTTTCTTTTTCAAACACAAACCATTTTTGACCAGACGAATATGACAATGGAACTTTAACAGTGTTTACAACGTTCTTATTAGAATCAAACCGCCTAATATAAACATTATTGAATAGAGAACCAAATGCAATAGTAGTTTTACGTAAAGTCTCAAAGTAAAAAGGTTGTGATGGAATTGCCATATATAATTAATCGCTTGTAGTTGTTGGGCCGAACGGCGAAGTCTCAGACCAATCAAGAGATTCATCAGCTTCATCGTTTATTTGTGTGTTGTCAGAATACTTATCGCCAGTATCGTATCTTTCACCGTTTGAATCTGTAATCATCTGATCGTCTATGTCTGATATTCCAGTAGAGAAATCTTCGTGTGAATACGTATAAGTTTTACACTTCATCATGTAAGTATATAATTTGGCCAAAGGATAGAAGTTACCAATAGCACCTGGTTCGTCTTCTACTATTTCAATCTCAAGTAAATGTTTTGTTAGTGGAAAATATATCAGATCACCTGCTTTTGGACGAGACATCTGAAGTTCTTCCATAAATCTAGTTCTCGATACAACGAAGTCTATATTATCGTTTAGCTCTAAACCAAATTTTGAGAATATAGAACCCTGCCCAGAGAAGTCTAAAACAGATTCAACATACACTTCTATTTCTGTGGCATTATCAAATTTATCTTGATTAGACTCTGAGAAGAAATAGTCTGGGTTAAACATATTTCTCTTAATATACATAACGTCGTTGCCAGATAATTGAATTAGCTCTACTATTAAAGATTCTAGCAAGTCTTGTTCAACACCAGCGCCAGGACCTTGCCCATTATTAAAAAAATCATTAACAGCCATTATTTGTGTTTACATCCCGATAGTGTTGTGTTATAATAGTATTTATTGAATTAAATATTAGGGAACAATCTCATATGAGTAATAATTATAAAGAAGCAGAGAAATTTAATAATTTTATAAAATCAATGAACACCTCTGCAGGTGTTTATATTAAGAAGCGTTTAGCCTCTGGTATGACCAACGAAGATATATTGGAACTGATTTGCTTAACTCCTTTATATAGTGTAACATCTCCATCATATGACCCAACTAAAATTACAATAGAGCGGTTGATAATTAATTCTATATTCACTCAACGTGTAATAGTAGACGACGTTGATGAATATATAACAAGTTTTTCGTTTAGAGACGGTAAAACAAGTAAACTTGAAGCACTTGACAGATTCTTTCCATCTTTATCTAGCGCCCTGTCTGCAATTGGTATATATGTTAAAGACCCCCTAATACAAGAACATTCAGATTTTGACACATCTGGAGTTGACGAAGCTTTTCTAGAAGCTATCAACAGATCAAAACAAGAAGATAACAAAACTAAAGGACTTTACCCATTTTAAAAAAGGATACAAACAAATGGCAATAAAAATAATAACGGTATTGTGGCCAAGAGATGATACAGATAAGCACATCGTTTTGTTTGCTGAAGACTCTTGGCGTTTGTGTTATAAAGTGGTCAAGATAGACAATTTTAATGTTTGTTCTCTTGTTAACGATACGCAAATAGACTGGTGTGGTGTTAGAGAACAATACGATATAGACACACCTTCATTGGCCGTTGAATTGTCATTGATAGAATTGTTGGAAAACAGAAGATGGGGTAAAAAACAAAAATGAAAATAAACGTAACAGAATCAAGAACAATCAGTGTTAATGTAAAACCAAAAGATATAATTAGAAATCTAAAGAACGAGTTTAAATTATCTCTTGGATTTTCTTCTGATTATTATATTAACAAATCTGGTGTGTGGTGTGTAGAGTTTACAATAAACAATATTGAAGAACGTGAAATTAGGCCCGCAACGCCGCGTGAGATTGAAACGTTGCAAGCCTTGCGATTATTAGAACACGTGTTTGCTGGTATATCAGATAAGAATAAGAAACAATACTAGACACAATCCAAAAGTAAAACCCTCTAGACATTCTGCTATTGCATGGTTCTGAAAATGAGATCCAACTTCTCTTGATAGTGGGGAAGTGATTAGACCAAGACAACCAAACGGCATAGTAATCAAGAAACCTCTGATAGCAGCGAATATCCAAGCATGCCCTTCAGAGTCGAATTCGTAACCAAATTTCTTTGCAACCCATTCAGACACTGGTCTAATCTTACCACCTCTTTCTGGATCGCGTACGCCCTCCTTCCACCACGGAAGCATAAGCCATGTCCCAGACTGAAACCACGCATAGAACCAACAGCCGGCGAGAATAGAATACCAACCAAATACTGGAACAAGTGCTAAAATAACAATAAGGCCCATTAGCAACTCAGGCAAGTTTGACAAATTAATAGGCATGACCCCGCCTATATCTCGGCCATTTTTATCTAAATCGCCCTTCTTATCTAACATGCTTGAAAACGGTAAAGAACCACCAGCATATCCAGCTAGTATTCCCATCATAAGTGGTATTAATATTGTGTATATCATGTTTCTAATTTCCTTTAAATTTTATATCTTATTATCACTTGTCCAGACGCCCCAGCGTGCCCGTTAAAACTTCCGTACCCCTCTTTGTTACCTCCGCCGCCTCCGCCACGCGCATTTGCGGCCTGTCCGACATTTAAATAACCACCGTTACCAGCGCCAGGGCCGCCTTTTTGTGCTCCACCCGCTTCGTATTGAGCACCACCACCACCAGAGCCATAATCTAAATTTGATCCTGTTATTGTACTGTACAACCCGGCGCCGCCGTTACCGCCACTGGCAGATGCGTTCCCTGAACTACTGTTACCACCACCCCCGCCGCCACCGGCTTTAGGGTTCGATCCCTTTCCAGCGCCCCCCGACGTACCACCGTCATTTGATCCAGCCGCTGCTGTAAAT